CATCGAGCTATGCCTTCCATCTCCGTCAGGGCCGCAGGTTCGACGACCGGACCCTCCAGATGTTCGACGAGGCCGAGCGTGAAATGCAGGCCAAGGTCAAGGAAGGCCTGGGGGAGGGTTACCACCTGTTCTCCAGCAAGGCCGAGTTCATCGCAGCGAACGCCTACCGCCTGGAAGACCTGGGCTACAGCACCATCGACGTGCTGGACGACCTGTACCGGATGTTCGACGAGTTCGACGCGGCCCGTGCGGGTCAGATCGAAAACCTCAACTCCAACCGGCTCGCCCGGCTGACGAAGGAACAGCGCAACGCCCTTGAGGGCTCCTGGCTCCGCTACTTCAACGACATGCGCGCCTCGGCCATGCTCGGCCAGTTCTCGACGGCGACCCTGGAAGCAGTGTCGAACACCCTGAACAACGCCCTGCTGCCGATCTCACAACACGTCCTTCGGGGCAACGTGAAGCGCGCCTGGAGGGAATACGCAGGCTACGCCCTGGCCACCAACCGTGGCTTCAAGGCGATGAAGGATGTCTACAAGACCGGAAGGTCCCTCGACGACTTCGACATCTTCGACGGTTCGCACTCGATCAAGAAGGACTACAAGACCCTGGCCGACGACAAGAAGTGGGCGCAGTACATGTTCTACCGCATGTGGGACTTCGCTGCGACACTGGCTCACTCGGCGTCCGAGGGTTCCAAGGTCTGGAGGGCAGCTGGTGTTGCCTACGCGGACGGCTACGATCTCGCCATCAAGGGCGGGGCAGGGAAGGTGGAGGCCAAGCGCCTCGCCAAGGATTACGTCGGCAGCGTCTTCGACGCCAATGGTGCCATCCTCGACCCGGCCCTCAAGATCGACGTCGCCTCGACCAGCTGGCAGTCTGCCTTCGACACCCGCTATGCCACCGGCAAGCTGGCGCAGTTCGCGGACAACCTGAGGAACCATCCGAACCCCATCGTCAACGCCTTCGCCCAGGGCTCGATCCCGTTCTGGCGCACCCTCGTGAACATCTCCTCGAACTCGATGCAGACGGTCCAGCCAATCCCGGCTGTGGTCATGACGCTCCTCGGGAAGACCAAGTACGGACGTAAGTTCGTGGGTCTCACCAAGTTCATGGACGACTTCTCGGGAGCCAACGGCCTCGCCGCCAAACAGCGAGCGATCGGTCGGCAGCGCCTCGGCTACCTCACCATGGGTGCCGGTTGGGCTCTCATGGAAAGCGGCCAGATCGATATCACCGGCCCGGCAGGCTACAAGGGCTGGGACGCCAAGATGGCTCAGATGCAGGAGTACCCTGCGTCGTCACTCATCGTCGGTGGCCACGCGGTCGACCTGACCCGGCTCCTTCCGTACTCAGCGCCCCTCATGCTCCTCGGAGTGATGAAGGACATGAAGCGGGAGAACCAGCTGCAGATGCAGAACGGGAACTACGTCGAGCCGAACGACAGCGCCTTCGCCTTCGCCACCACCTACGGCTCAGCCCTCGGGTACCTCTCGGTGAACCTCATGTCCGATGCGTCGGGCCTGCGGGGCATTGGGGACCTGTGGGACACCATGGCCAAGGTTGCGAAGGACGGGGACCCTCGGGCTCTCGTCACGTTCGCTGAGAACTACGTCAAGGCGTTCACGCCCGGCGCTGTTCGTATGGCTGGCAAGAACCAGGGCATCGTCAATGACGACTGGACCCAGGACAGCGCTGAGGGCTTCCTCAACGAGGTGCTGGCATCCGCTGGCTTCCACACCGGCTACACCCGTCTGGACTTCCTGGGCCACCCGGTCGAGGACCCCTATCGGGGCATGGACCCGCTCAACAGCAAGCCTGTGAAAACCGACGACCCGCTCCGCGCCGAGTACGTTCGCCTGAACGCTCTCGGGGACCTCGGGCTCTCCCTGGATCGACCAGACGGTGTCTTTGACGCCGCCTACTGGAAGAACCTCGGGGTGCAACCGGGCAAGGTGGACTGGCTGACGCGCAGTGAGGCTCCCTCGCTGACGAAGATGAAGACCGTCGATGGTGCCAACGCCTGGGACCGCTACCGCGATCTCGTCTACAAGGGCAAGGCTGACAAGGACCTCCTCAAGCCAACGGCTACGACCGGCGACCGGATCGACATCGGTAAGGTGCTGATCAAGAAAGGGGAGACCCTGGAGGACGCCCTGCGTCGGACCATCGACACCAAGGGCTACCAGTCCCTCACACCCGAAGCCAGGGTGAAGGTGTTCAAGACGATCTTCGGTGCCTACACCAAGAACGCCAAGGACTACCTCAAGCACAACCTCATGGTCGACCCGACCATCTTCAAAGACGACCGCTACGGCGTTCGCCTGCCTTCTCCAGAGACACTCGACGTGACCGAAAAGGTCGCCAAGGGCATCGGCGCTCAGGTCCAACGGACCAGGGGCTCCACGCTGGATGACATCTTCGCAATCAAATAGGGCTACATGGCCAACAGCTACGTGTTCTACCCCAACGCTACGGGGTCGACGACGGACTATTCGGTTCCCTTCGAGTATCTGTCTCAAACGTTCGTGAAGGCTACAGTGAACGGGGCTTCGGTCCCGTTTACGTTCCTCTCGACTTACATGATCCGGTTCACCACGGCCCCCGTGGGTGCCCTCAAGATTTACCGCCAGACCTCCAAGGCTCCGGTCAACACCTACATCAACGGCTCGATCCTCGTCGACAGCCAGCTGAACGGTTCGTTCCTGCAGTCCCTCCACGTCTCGGAGGAGGTTGCGGACAACGCCATGCAGGTGGCCACTGACGGTTCCTGGGATGCGACCAACCTCAAGATCAAGAACGTCGCCACACCTACCAATGCAGGTGACGCGGTCAGCAAGTCCTACCTCGACACGCGCTTCGACGCCGACAAGGTGATCGTGGACGCTGCCAAGGTCGCTGCTGCGACTTCGGCTGCTGCTGCTCTCGCCAGCCAGAACGCTGCGGCCACCTCAGCCAGCAACGCGGCAACCTCCAAGACCGGGGCGGACACCGCGAAGGTCGGGGCTGACACGGCAAAGGCCGGTGCCGACACTGCAAAGGCCGGTGCTGATACCGCTAAGGCTGGTGCCGACACCGCTAAGGCTGCAGCTGAGACCGCTCGCGATCTGGCTCAGAAGTGGGCCAACGAGGTTGAGGACACCCCGGTTTCCGGTGGTCAATTCTCGGCGTTCCATTGGGCTCGCAAGGCCCTTGGGTACGTAACTGGCAGCATCTCGAACGCCGTCCACGGCTCGACCGCCAAGAACACTCCAGTTGCCGCTGACGAGTTTCTGATCGTAGACAGCGCGGCCTCGTGGGGGCTCAAGAAGATAGACTGGAATGCACTCACCCTACGCATCCAGAATTACCTCGCGGCTGTAGCCACCACTTGGACGGCAGCACAGACGTTCAACAACACTGTGACGATCACCGCCCAGACCGGTCAAGCTCTTGGGCTCGGAACAGACCCCGGCACCTCGACAACCCTAAGGGCTCGTTCAGCGTCCGGCGCGGGTAGCGCGTCTTTTATGACGTTCGACCGGCCCGGCCTCTATTTCGCAAACTTCGGCATCGACACCGACAACAAGTGGAAGGTCGGTGGGCTGTCCATGGGCGCGAATGCCTATGAGATCGTCCACATGGGCAACCTCAGCATCGCTGACACGCGATGGGTCCGTAAGGACGCGGAGACCGCGATCAACGCAGGTGTTGGCTACATCGCCAGCAGCTTCCATGACATCACCGGGTCCGGCACCCTGACGCTCACGCAGACGGGAGGCAACTTCAAGTACCTGCACAACGCTGGTGCGTTCACGCTCGCGAAAGACGCCGCCAACGGTGCCTCCTGCTACACGCTGTACATCTACATGAACAACGTCGCTGGCGCTGGCGCGATCACTCTGTCTGGTTTCAGCGCGATCACTGGTGACGCACTCGACACTACGGTCGGCTCCACGTTCGGTATTACCATCGTGAAGTTCGGCGCGGTCAGCACCATCAACATCCTCAAGGTCAGCTAATGGCTATCGGGATGATGATGCCGCAGCCGAACGGGGCTGCTGATCTCTTTCGCACGGACTTTAGCAGCTACGCCATCGGCTCTCCACCGAACGACTGGACACAATGGGCATCTAGCGGAGCAGCGAACATCGTTGCTGCCGCTGGGTCCCTCAGTGGCAAGGCGTTTGCATTCGCCAACTCTGGCACGGGCTCGAACACCTTCACATGGAACCGCATTCCTGCGAGGGCTGACTTCGAGATGCTCACCCGGTTTAGGCAGCTGACGCCGGGGGACACCAAGCCGATCAACGCGGTCTTCGTGCGCGGCAAGGTTCTGACGGACGGGGCGCAGACCTTGTACCAGTCCCAGGCTCGGTATCGCCTTTCCTCGGTGTACGACACGTCCCTCTATGTTCGCCGGTCGCTTTCGGGCAGTTCCGTCGATCTCGCGGGTCCTGACGGTCCATCGCCCATGTACAGCGGAACGTCTCCGACTGCATGGTTGTGGAACAGGTTCCGCATCGTGGGCACCAACCTCCTGTCTAAGATTTGGCAGGAGGGGCAACCTGAGCCCGGCTCCTGGCTCATCAACGTCACAGACGGCAACATCACGGGCGCAGGGCTCTGCGGCATCTTCGTCAGCGGTGGTGCGCCCATGCCCGAAGTCCAGTGCGACTACTTCTCCGTTGCGCTCAACGGCAAGACCGCCCTTTAGGAAAACTCATGCTCGAACTCAAACTGAACGACGCGGTCCTCGCGCTCGTGCCCGAGGGCATTACCTACCAACTCCCTGATGGTGACTACGTGTCGCCAACGCAGGTCGGCGCAATTGACGGCAAGGACTACGTCTTTGTCGCCTATGTTCCCCCGACGCCCCCGGAGCCCACCCTTGAGGAAATCCGAGCGGCCATGCCGCCGATCACCCCGAGGCAGCTCAGGCTCACGCTCCTGTCCATCGGTGTCACCGAGAGCCAGGTGGACGCCGCGCTCGTGAACGACCCTGAGGGTCAGATCGAGTGGAAATACGCTACCTACTTCAAGCGGTCCCATCCGCTAATCGACAGTCTCGGCGTCGGCTTCTCCATCACTCCGGTGCAGATCGACAGCCTCTGGGCCTACGCCCAGGACCTCTAAGACCCCTACAGCCATCCCGAGTTTTCCCTCGGGGTGGCCTTTCGCCCCATCCCCCGGCTTCAACGTGAACCCCTCCATCTTTTTCCAAAGTGTCCGCGCGACTGTGTTCGGCGGCTCCCTGACGACTGGTCAAGTCGACGGGATGAACCTCATCCTCGCTGAGGCCGACAAGCGCGGCGTCAACACCGAGTTCCTCGCTTACATCCTCGCCACTCCCGCCTGGGAGACGGCCAAGACGATGCAGCCCATCCACGAGTTGGGCAAGCGTTCCTATTTCGACAAGTACGAGCCCGGCACCAAGATCGGCGCTCGCCTTGGCAACACCCAAAAGGGCGACGGCTTCCTATACCGTGGCCGTGGCTACGTGCAGCTGACTGGCCGTGCCAACTACCTGAGAGCCGGAAAGCGCCTGGGCATCGACCTGATCGGTAACCCTGACCTCGCGCTGGACCCTGTGGTCGCCGTTCAGATCCTTTTTGTCGGAATGCTCGACGGCTGGTTCACCGGCAAGGGCCTCAGCGACTACCTCGACGGCATCAACGAGAGTGACGCGGAAGACCTCCGTGAGTTCACCAACGGTCGGCGCATCATCAACGGCACCGACAAGCAGCTGGAGATCGGCAAGATTGCCCTCAAGTTCGAGGCTGCTCTCAGGGCCTCAGGCCGCGCCGAGGGCGGGGCACCAGCGCCCAAGGTTGTCGCCAAGGTCCTCGTGACCGTCCGCGACGAGATCGCCACTCCTGCGGCCCCTGAGGCTGCTCCCGAGCCTGCCATCCTGCAATCAGGCGGGACCCTCAAGATCATCGTGAAGATCATCGTCACGCTGCTCCGCATCGTCTTCCGAAAGTAATCCTATGTTCCTCAAAATCGCAAAGTGGGCCTTGGGCCTTATCACTGGCGGCTCCCTCGACCGTATCCTCGACACCATCGAACACAAGATGGACGACGGCACCAAGAAGGAAGAAATCAAAGCTGAGGTCACCAAGACTTACGTCAACGCCCAGGCCAACCTCATGGTCGGTCGGACGTGGTGGTTCCAGCTGTTCTTCGTGATCCCGATGGCCGTCCACTGGTCGGCTCTCAACTGGGTCTCGACCTTCCCGCAATACGGCTGGGTGGTTCACCCGCTCCCGTCCCCGTTCGACGAATACGAAGGCTGGATCATCTCGGCCCTGTTCCTCGTGGACGGCTCCAAGGCAATCCTCGGGAGGTGGAAGAAGTGATCTCCCAAGTCAACACGGTGGGACTGGCGGCTTCGGCTGTCACGTCCCCGGTTTGGGTGACTTGGCTGGCCACCCTCAACCCGGCGCTCGCCGCCATCCTGACCATCCTCGGCATCGTCCTAACGGTCCTCAAGATCATCAGCTTCATCAAGGGAGGCAAGGAATGAGTGCTGCCTCCAAAGACCTCATGGACGCCCTCCACTCCATCGTGGCCAAGGAACTGACCGACCGCATCAAGAGCGGTGAGGCCTCTGCAGCTGACATCTCGAACGCCATCAAGTTCCTCAAGGACAACGGCATCGAGGCAGTCCTCGGTAAGGGCAGCGGCGTCGACTCCCTCGCCAAGCAGTTCCCGACGTTCAACGACGACGAGTACGAGGGGGTGCGCCAATGAACGCCCTCCAGCTGATCCTTATGGCGACCACGAGCTTAACGCCTGTGGTTGCCGCCAAGCTCCCGGTGGGCACCCGCGTTGCCGTCTACGGCGACAGCATCATGCAGTACAGCGCGGGTACCTCCTGGGGCCTCGTCAACGCCTCGATCACCCACAACCAAGTCGGTGAGCTTGTCCAGGTCCACATGGCCTACCCGTCGTTCGACATGGACTGCTGGCTGTCTGCGGACACCTACGATCAGCCTTACGGCAAGGGCTTCTACGGCTCGAACCACGGCTACGCCGGGCAGACCTCAGCCACCGTCAAGAGCCGCATCCAGGCCCTGGTCGACATGGCACCCGACGTGGTCGTCTATGCTGCCGGGACCAACGACGGCATCGAGAGCCCGAGCAACCTCGCGGACAGCGTCCAGAACTGCAAGGACATCTGCACGACGCTCCTGGCTGCAGGCGTCAAGAAGATCATCGTGATCGGCGTGAGACCCACGGGTGCCGTTCAGATGAACACCAACCGCAGGCTGGGACGCATCAGCTGGGCCTCACAGATCGCAGCCTACTGTGCCCTGTATCCGAGCCAGCTGTACTTCTGTGACACGCAGCCGTTCTACGACACCAACAACGACTGGATTTTCGAGACCGGTTACTCCGACGACGATCTCCACCCGAATAGCCTCGGGGCTACCGTGGGCTCGGCTCCGCTGCTCCCGATCATCCAGAGCATCATCGCGCCGGGCAACATCGTGGACGCCAACCCGAACCCCGAGCTTCTGCCGAACGGCGGGCTCTTTACGGGGACCGGAGGCACCATGGCCAGCGCCAACTTCACTGGGAACCTCCCGGCTGGATGGACGCTGGAGTACGCCACAGGGACCACGGCTACAGCCGTTGCGACGGTCGAGGACAACACGGACACCGGGGGTAAGACCCTCGTCCTGACGGTCACGCCTGGGGCCTCTGACAGCACCCTGAACCTGCGACCGACGACCTACCCGACGTCGGCTGTGGGCCAGTGGTTCCAGACGGGCTTCGAGGCGGGCGGCACGGTCTCGTGCGGCGTCACCCGAACGATTGATGGCTCGAACACGAACTACTACACGAACGGCCCGAACATCGCCGCTGGCGACAACAGGCTCAAGCGTGGGTGGTCCATCGCTCACCCCTACGAGGCCCGAGGCACGACCCTTCGTCCCGGCCTTCGGATACCCGCGACGGTCGCTGGTGGTCCCTTCACCATCCGCATCTACCGCGCCTCGCACAAGCGCAAGACGAACCCGAAGACCACCTGGAACGCCTACGCGGTCCCGGTCAACACGGTCGCGCCTGTGGCCACCGGCACGGCAACTGTGGGCTCGACCCTCACGTCCACCACGGGCACCTGGGACCGAGGCCTCAGCTATCGGTACCGCTGGTATCGGGATGGCGTGTTCATCGGCAACACCACAGGCGTTGCGTCCACCTACGTCCTCGTCGCTGCCGACAGCGGGAAGACCATCACCTGCGGCGTCTCTGCCGCCAACTCTGGAGGCCGCGCAGTGACCGAAGTCCTGACCAACGGCATCCTGATCGCATAAGGAAACACCATGCTTCTCGTTACCGCTACCCCGACCAAGATCGAGCGGGGCTACTACTGCTATCAGGCTTCGATTGGAACCGGCACGACTGCCGTGACCATCAGCCTCAACGGCCTGCCGGGCATCGCCCTGGCTGACCTCGCGAAGTCTGCAAGCGCCCTGGGGTACATCTCCCTGCCGGAATGCTCGCTGACCGCGACCCTCACGGGGGACGCCAAGCTCGCCCTCGAACCGGTTGCGCGAGACGCCCGTTAAAATCCGCGGTGTCCTGGGGGCCTAAAGCTCCCAGGCGCTCGCCTCTCGCCCATCCCCGAGTTCCCCCTTGACCACGCAGACCCTGCTGGCTTCGACCTCCATGTCGAGCCCTGATCCTCTACGCGAGGACCTTCGTAATTTCGTCTGGCTGATCTGGCAGCACCTGAGGCTCCCGAGCCCCACGCCGACCCAGTACGACATCGCCCATTTCCTACAGCATGGGCCGAACAAGATTTGTATCGAGGCCTTCCGGGGCGTCGGGAAGTCCTTCCTGACTGCCGCCTTCGTCCTGTGGTGCCTCTACTGTAACCCGCAGCTGAAGATCATGGTGGTCTCGGCGTCCAAGAACCGCGCCGACAACTTCGTTATCTTCTGCCAGCAGCTGATCCAGACGGTCCCTGAGCTTGCCTTCCTCAAGCCCAAGGCCAACCAGCGCTCCTCCCGCGTCGAGTTCGACGTCGGCCCGGCGATGTCCGACCAGACCCCTAGCGTGTTCGCGAAGGGCATCGACAGCCAGCTGACCGGTGGCCGCGCTGACATCATCGTCTCGGACGACGTCGAGGTCATGAACAACTCCATGACGGTCGCCGCTCGCGATCTGCTCATCGAGAAGACCCGCGAATACTCCGCTATCTTGAAGCCCCTGGCTCACGCTCGGGTCATCTACCTCGGCACCCCACAGACCGAGGACTCGATCTACAACAAGCTGCCTGAGACCTTCACCAAGCGCATCTGGCCTTCGCAGGTTCCCACGGTCGACGAGATCGCTGGCTACGGCTTAGACCTGGCACCCCGCATCGTGAAGATGTTCCAGAACAAGATGTACGGGAAGCCCACGGACCCTGAGCGGTTCGACGTGGACGAACTGATTGCCCGTCGCGCCGAGTATGGTGCCGCTGGCTACCAGCTGCAGTTCATGCTGAACACCAAGCTGTCCGACGAGGAGCGCTACCCGCTCAAGCTCAAGGACCTGATCGTCATGCCGGTGCCCCCTCAGAAGGCCCCTGTGGACGTCTTCTGGCTCCCCAATCCCGACAGGGAACTCAAGGACCTCCCGAAGCACGGCATGGCTGGTGACCGCCTGTATGCCGCTGGAGGGCACTCCAACGAGTTCCTCGACTACCAGCACCGCGTCATGTCAATCGATCCCTCGGGTCGCGGCAAGGACGAGACGGGCTACGCTGTCGGCCTGCACCTCGCGGGCAACACATGGGTCCCTGAGGCCGGTGGTCTGCATGGTGGCTACGACGAGGACACGCTCCTCGCCCTGGTGGCCATCGCCAAGAAGCATCGCATCCAGACCATCGTGATCGAGAGCAACTTCGGTGACGGCATGTTCGCCAAGCTCCTCGAACCCGTCCTGCTCCGCAAGGGTGTGACGGCTGAGATCGTGGAGGTCCGCTCGACCACCATGAAGGAACGCCGCATCCTCGACGTGCTGGAGCCGGTCATCGGTTCCCACAGGCTGATCGTCGACCCTGAGGTCTTCGAGAAGGACGACGCCTCGATCCAGAAGTACGAGAGCCTGATCCGCAGCCACAAGTCCCTGTTCCACCAGATGACCCACATCTGCCGGGAGAAGGACGCACTGCGCTTCGACGACCGCGTGGACGCCTTGTCCATGCTGATCGCCCACTTCGTCGAGATGATGAACCAGGATGCTGGGAAGATCGTGGCGAGGGAGCATGAGGAGTGGATGCAGGCTCAGATCGCCAAGCTCCACCAGAGCCCTCTCAACCAGCACTTCGGTGGACAGAGGATGTCCTACGCTGGGAAACGAATAGTATGAGACTGAGCCGGGTGCTACTAGATGTGGTACCCGGCAATTAGGTGCCCATACTGAGGGGAGATACTTCCGTTAACAAAGGTTTCCCCATAAGGTTCCCCCTACTTGGGTTTTCTATCGAACCTTAGTTCTGATCCTCTGCGTGATCCTCGCACCATGCCTTGCACTGGTAGGAGGCTGCTTGGGAATGATCACTCTGATCGATACACCGATTGGTGCAGACCATGATGTGGTTCTCGTAAGTCCCCGCCAGGGAAACCTGGGTGGACGCCACGAGGGCGAGAGACAGAATGATGGACCTGATCATGCTTCCTTCCTGACAGACTTGGGTTGAGGATCGACTGTTAGGTCCTGTCCTGTGGCCTCGTCAAGAGTCCCGAGCCAGAGGCCCCCCGAGGAAACCTCATGCACCGGCACGTCCTCCCCAGTCTCCTCCAGGGGCACGGCCCAGTGAGCCTCATGGAACTCTCGGGTCCCCTTGCGGGTCAGTCCCCATCCATTCTTCCGCTTGCCATAGTAGACTCGGGGCATCTCAGGTTTCCCTCGGGTTGACCCATACGAACATTTTGGAGAAAAATTTGTTCCCCCTTACGTATACACCAGAGACCCCGGTTCCCCCCGTGGCCCCCCTAGAAGACCTGTGATCCGCCCTATACGCGCCATCGCTGGCACAGATCATGGCACAATCACTAGCTAACCCATTGATTTCATTAGGGCTCTCACTGGATGCATACTCCTCGCCTTGCCAGATTGCCCGAGTTCCCTAGCGTGGAACGTTCATTCCATCTTGGAACATTCGTTCCCTTGTGTTCCCTCCCACCTTTTTTGCCCCAAGGGGAAACCCGAGGGTTCCTCACGTTTACCGGCGCTGCCCTGATCCGCTGGCCATACGTTCAACCCGAGACCCATTAGTTACCATTGGTGACCCTTACGCGCGCGTTCTGATCCCTGATCTAGGGCGATCCTATACCGTTGGGCTGGTTTCGCATGGTGCAAATCAGGGCTCGACCTCGACTAACTCATTGATTTGACTCGAGATTTCTTGAGGTTTCATGGGCCTAAAAAGCCTCTCCGATAGCGGAAACATGCCGTTGGCGATGAAGAAAGATCGTAATGAAATCAAGGCCTTATACGATTTCTGAAAATTCTTATTTCCCTCCGATAACCGAGAGGCTACATTCAAATCACACCAGACGAACAACACAAACAAACGAAAGAGAGACACCGCAGTCGAGACAAAGTTTCTGGCCTTGCAAGCCTGCCCTAAGGGGAAAGTCCCTAGTCGCCTCCACCGCCCGATGCACCCGCATCCAACCCATAAGGCGCTCCACCCGTAGTCGTGAGACTGGTTTCGGTGGGACATGGCAGGAATGCCAAGTCAACGTGAGACGGCCAAGCCGCGACGGTCTCACGAAACGCAAGCCGGAAGGCTTGTCATGGTCAGCCCAACTGACGGGCTCACTTTGTCAAATCTTCACGCTTAACGGGAACTCTCCGATGATAAAGACTGCAGCTGACATGCTTAAGGCACTCAAGCGCAACACCTATACCGGCGTCATCCTCTACGAGGGGCCGTCGATGATTGATGGCAAGCCCATTGTCGTCATCGCCAACCGCATTGCGGTGCGTAGCAAGAACGAAAAGACCGGCGCTATGGTCCAGACGTTCATCATACGGTCTGACGTCGACCCTATCACGGCGCTGAAAAGCGGCGATGATGCATCGGTCTGCGGGGATTGCCCGCATCGCCCGGCGAACAAGGGAACCTGCTACGTTAGGGTCTTCCAGTCCGTCCAGTCGACGTTCAAGGCCTATCTGCGCGGTCGCTATGCCAAGCCCGGCGTCGATTACGATGTGGCTATTACGGCTGACCTGTTCCGTGGTCTCGCCTTCCGCATGGGCTCCTATGGTGACCCTGCAGCTGCACCGTTCATGGTCTGGCGTCGTGCCACGGTCAACGCCGCTGTCGTCAACGGCTACACCCACCAATGGCGGCAGGTCGAGTTCCAAGCGTTCCGCCTGCTTTGCATGGCCAGCGCTGACAGCATTGCCGACATGAACGATGCCCATGAGTTGGGCTGGCGCACCTTCCGGGTCCGCGCTGCAGATGGCGAGGTCGTGGCCAAGCGTGAGGTCGTTTGCCCGGCATCGAAAGAGGCTGGCTATCGGACTAGCTGCGCTGACTGCAAGGCCTGTGGCGGTCTCTCGGCCAAGGCCAAGGTCTCCATGGTGATCGTCGCCCACGGCGCTACCGCCAGAGCTTTCGCTTAATCCCTCCGTTAACCGGGTGTCTCCGCTAGGGGCACCCTAAGGCAACCCGTGTTCCTATACCGAGGCACAACCATGTCCACCACGTTCACCTCTCACATCGGCACCGCTAACCCTGAGAACAAGCAGGATTACATGGAGGCGCGGCACCGGCTCGAAAAGAGCGGCTGGCAGCTGCTCGGAAGCGGCGCATACGGCGCGGCCTATGTCCACCCTGAGTGCCCTGAGACGGTCCTAAAGATCGGCGGTTTCAGCTACAGCAACCACGCGAACGACGGCTGGCTGAACTACATCCGCGTCAACGCCAAGACACGCTCGCCACATGCGCCGAGGGTCCACGCCGTTGAGGTGTACGAGGGCTATTACTACGCCGAGATCGAGCGGCTGGAACACATAGACAACGACGAGTTCACCGGGGCCGGGCTCCGTGACTATTGGTATGACGGCAACATTGGCGAGGCCATAGCGCCACCCATGGCCGCTTTCCTGCGCCGCACTGAGCGCCACCGTGACCGCATCGCGTCTCGCAACGGCTGGCACTACTGCACCGACGTCCACCGCAACAACTACATGCGCCGACCGTCAACGGGCGAGATCGTCCTGACGGACCCATGGGCGAACTGAGGGGGAAACAATGGCACCGCAACAGATCACCCTGTTCCTATCCCGCGAACGTGCTGAGCGCATCGCCCGGCAGTCCATCAAGAGCAGCGAGCGCTTCCACGTCCAGCACGGCGTGACCCGCTGGCACGACGGCACGGTCGACCACGGCTACCGCGTCAAGATCATCGACGGCAACCACGAGAGGTACCTCTGATGCAACTCAAGGCAGACCGCACCGCAGACGAAATCATCGCCAGCTTTCAGGCATCGCTGGCTGACCTCGAAGCGCTCGACCGCGAGGATTACGTGGTCGGCTGGCTCGACAACGCCTTGTGTGTCGGCACCGACGACAACGGCAAGCCAATCACCGGGGGCCTCACGGCTCGCGGGGTCCAATGGGTCAAGCCGCTCAGCCTGATCGACGCCGTGGACGTGGCCAGCAAGGTCATCACCAACGGCAGGGGCGAGGTCGCCCAGATCATACGGCGCGGCGAGATGATCGACCGCAGCATCCACAACCTCAACAACGTCATCGCCAACCTACAGGCCATGGAGAACTAGCCATGAAATTCCAGTATTTCGAAATCCGCCCCTGCGTGAACTTTGGCGACCACATCGACAGCTACATGGGGGAGCGTGAGTACGTCGCGACCATTGGCGACGAGGTCTACACACCCGAGGGTGCCGAGCGTGAGGCTGAGGCCGCTCGCGCTGCTGCCGGGATCACCGCGCCAGTCTTCTGGACCATCTATGGCCGCGACGAGGAAGGCCTCGCAATGGCTGTGGGGGACTTCGCGACCTATACCGGCGCTGAGGAGATCATGAACGCCATCCTCGCGCCGATGGCTGCGGTGCGGGACGTCCTCTACGCCGAGTGCGACCGCTTCCAGCACAATGGAACCGCGCATGGCACCGTCCGTCGAGCCGCCTGTGACCTCGACGACTTCATCAACCAGTGCAGCAACAGCGACAGGCTCTGACCATGACCGGAGGCACCCCAATCACCGCCGAGGAGCGCGAGGCACTGCTGGCCTTCAAGGCTGAGTATGGCCGCGAGTGGAAGCAATACCTACAGGCCGCATGGCTGTCCTACGCCTACAAGGGCCGACACATGTCAGGCCGGGACACCGGCATCCTGCGCAGCATCCGCAACCAGCGCGGTTGCCAATGGCTCATGAGGTTGAAGCTCTCATGATCGTCTACAACGTCAAGCGCCGCTGGTTCACCATGAAGAACGACGCCGAGGCCTATCGCAAGGCCGAGGGCCTGCCCCCGAGTGGAACCTATACCCTCCGCATCGACGACCGCGACGACCTCGCCGCGCTGCTCAATGGGCTCTGCGGGATCACCGAGGAGCCGGGACAGCCCGACAAGATGGAGCCTGCGCCCCATCCGGTCATCGAGCGCAACCAGATCACCAACACCCCACCAGACTGCGTCCCCTTGTTCCTCGTGAAGGACTGGGAGCAGCGAATGAAAGGCATCTACAAATGAAGAAGCTCCTCACCCTGGCCCTCGCTGTCAGCCTCACCGCACTCGCAGCCTGCACGGACGCCGACCGGGCATCGCAGAACCTTTCCAAAGCCGCCGACTACTTCGAGATCGACCGGCGCATCGTCTTCTACAACGGCATCACAGGCGGCTACATGCTGACCATCGAAGGCCGCTGCTCGCTCGGCAACGCCGACACCACCAAACAGCTAACCGTCACCTGCAAGACGGGACCGGACGCCTTCAAGAAGCACTTCCTCGGGCTGTCCGACAACGTGACCTACTTCGTTGAGCAGCTGCAGCCGCAGGCCGTCAGCACCTACCACTACCGCGTGGTCTTCAAGCCGCTGGCGATCATCCCCGACATCGACATCCGCTGATGCAGCAAAGGCTCGTCGTCTTCACCGATGGGCGCGTGTTCCTCAAGCTGACCCCACCGTGGGTCAAGGGGACCCGCCCGGCTGTCACCTATCGAGAGGTTTCACCGCAATGAAGGTTCCCACCTACGTCTGCCAGCGTCTCAACGCCTACACTGAGCGCGGCAACAACTGGCTCCTCGCTGTCGAGTACGCTGACGGCAAGCGAACGCTCCTCGGGTTCCACCGGACCCGCAAGGCCTGCAAGACCGTCGCCTCCTTCATGGCTGGCTGGCGCTGCAAGATCGAGGTCCGCGAGAAGCCCATGCGGCTCGATGCCTGGAGGGTGGACTAGGATGCTTCGTACAAAACGTACTTGCCGGGGCATCCCAAATCACCTATGCTTAGGAGATAATTCCTATGGAATACGTCCTCGCCGCGCTCGCCTTCGGCATCCCAACGGGACTGGCCGTCTGGTCGCTGATCTCAGCCATCAGGGAGAGCGCATGACCTATACCGACACGAACCGCCAAGGCTGGCTCGACCGCTGGCTTGACGAAAGCGAATGAAACCCGAGTGAACCGGAGTTGAACCATGGACAAAGAGAAGATCATCCTGCTGCTGACCGACAGCATCGTGGCTACAACCACCGCGATTGAAAAGATCGCCGGGGACAACCCAAGTGAGGCTGAGCGCTCAATTAAGAGCGGATACTACGGGCTCGACAACGCACTCACGATCATTCGCCGTGCCATAGCGCCTGCACCAAGGGAATAGTGCTTTCTGCTAATGGAACCACCGCACTCCACGAACTATTTCAGCTTTTTGGAGATCGTGAACATCATGGCAATTGACAATCTGGAGAACCACAAGCGGGCCGTCCTGATCCGCATGATCCTCGACATCCACGGCGCTGTCCTCGCCAAGCTCAAAGAGCCACCCGAGGTCACCCTCGTCCTGATGGCGATCCGCCTGGGCGAAATGGAGGGCCGACCAATGGACCTCAAGTCCCTCGTCGCCGTCACACACTACCCAAGGACATCGGTCTCCCGACATGTGCGTGAGCTAATGCAACGGGGCCGTGTAGCTGTCGTAAGGGAAGGTAGGCGCACCGTCATGCGGCTCAATCCCCAGGTTGAAGGGTCCCACGTTAAGCCCTTCTACGCACACATAGAAAAGGCCGTTCTCAGGGCCAGCCGGGACCTGACCAAAATGGACCCTTTCACATTTGACAGAGGAGTCACCAAATCTTAATTGCAGAAACATTCCAGAAACAATCCGGAAACAATCGAGGCTCGAAAATGATCAAACCCACCAGCGGTTAGCACATCGCGTTTCCTATACCGACCGGGAGCAACGAGGGTGGCTCCCGCACCCCCCCAACAAGAATAACTCGACCTCGGGACTTCAATCCAAAATGCGGATCACGTTTTACGATGCAGACAACCTCCTCGTTGGCGAACAGCGAGCAGGCACCAATGACCATTGGGACGCTTGTCTGATCGGTCACTCACTGATCGCCTCGGGGACCTTCCCCGGCGCGGAAGATTTTCAAGTCCACGAGCCAATGGTGGCTTTCGTGGCGAACGAAAATGCAGTATTTACCGCTAACGCGACCTCTCGTTTAGAGGAGGTAATAGCGGCCTAACAGGAGAAGGGGCTACCAATGACCACCGACGTGTCCGACTTGAAGGCATTGACCGTCATCATGAACGCGCTGCGGCGCTTCAACACACTCGACAGCAAGATGCAGGTGTCCACCGTCCTGGCCCTGCTGGAGGTGGCGGTCGCGAACTACAAACACGAGGACATTTCGGTGCAGGACATCGAGAAGAACGTCGGCATCAAGTCCGGCGCTGCCTCCCGCAACGCCTACTACTGGGGCGAGGGCCACCAGGAAATGACTGGTGGCTACCAGTACATCACCATCGGTTTCGGCGAAGATCGTCGGAAGCGCTCCCTTGTCCTGACCAACAAGGGCCGAGCGTTCATCAAGGATTTGGTCAATGGAGTGCAGAGCTATGGCAAGGCTACGGGGTAACCGGTGGCAGGCCGACGTACTGGTCGACGGGGTGCGCAAGCGCGTCTCGTTCAAGACCCAGGCTGAGGCCGAGGACTATGAGAAGGCCGTGGAGGGTGGCTACAAGCCCTCCGCTTCCAACACCCTTGGTGACTTCGTCGACGAGGCATTCGACAAGCTGTGGGGCATCGCTAAGTCCCGCAAGTACATCGAGGGGAACTGGCGGGTCATCTACCGCTACATCCCGAGGGACACCGCGCTCGACAAGATCAACGACGCGCTAGTCGAGAAGATGGTCATCAGCATGAAGCGCGATGGCAAGCAGGGCGGCACGATCAACCGCAAGATGGCGAACCTCACGAAGCTCCTCAAGGAAGCTAAGCGTAAAGGTCGCCTCATGACGCTGCCTGACTTCACCGAGGCACGTCAGCCCGAGGGCAACGCGAGGGAACTCACGATGTCCCGAGAGCAGGAGAGGGCGGTCAACCTATACTTCGACCACATCGGCAAGCCGGTGGCCAAGCACCTGTTCAACTTCCTGCTCTACACCGGCTGTCGCATGAACGAGGCGCTGACCCTCGACCGCAAGCGCGTGACGCCGGGCCGCAGCGTGATCTTCCACCACACGCTCTCGAAGACCTCGACCACCCGAACGGTCCCTCTGGTGCCTCAGGCTGCAGAGGCATGGGCCGAGGTCTGCAAGCTGACGAACAGCCCGACGCCCTTTGGGGAACTCATGCCCTACTGGACGTTCCGCGATCACTGGGCGAGCCTCAAGGCGCACCTCAAGGTCGACGAGGACGAGTTCGTCCCGCACATGCTGCGGCATACCTGTGCTACCCGGCTGGTCATCGCCGGGGTGCCCCTACCGATGGTCATGAAGTGGCTCGGACACAAGAGCATCCAAGTGACCATGCGCTACACGAACCTCGTCCCTGACGATCTCGACGTAGCCGCAAAAGCGCTGGCAATGGCCGCGTGACAGACTGTGCCACGCTGTGCCAAATCTGTGCCAGCTGTGACAAATCCTGCTTGACGTTCCTATACCCTCAACCTATTGGGTTTGCACGGAACTAGCAGTTGAGGCCTCGTGCCAGAGTGGTCATGGAGAGGACTGCAAATCCTTTTCCGAGACTTTCCGGTAACGGAGTGAATAATCCCAGGGGCTTAGCGGCTCCTGGGTTTTTGTTTGTGCCAATTATCCTCGTAAACGGAGAGGTTCCGTTTGCGGTGTGCCATCAGATAACGGAGAGAAAACATGCGCTACGCGCTCAAAAAGCAGTCGACTGGCGAATACATCGCTGGGGAGAACTGGTGGAGGAAACGTGCCGTCACTGACATCTCGGAGGCCAAGCTCTACCATCGGGCCGGGCAGGCCAAGGCTATCATCACGCAGTGGAGCAAGCGGGGATACCACCAGTGGCCCGAGGGCGAACTGATCGTCGTCCCTGTCCAGATCGTTGAGGTGGTCGCATGAGCGTCCCCAGCTGGCAGCAGCGCCTCGTCGAGGCCATCACCTACAAGCCGGGCTGGACCATCGAGTACGGCACCCAGGACAACCGACCGTTCATCCAGGCGACGGTCGACGAGCGCAGTGACCTGACCATGGACCCGACCGGTAAGAGCCAGGAGCGTCAGCCATGGAAATCGGGCAAGCGCTACCTTTCGCCGCACATATGCCGTCAGGAGGTCATCGGGGCCGTCCTGGGCCTGATCAAGGACGCTGAGATGCACGAGGTCCACGAATGGTTCCGCTACCGTGGCGCGGCCATCTACAACCCGCACCTGGACCCTGACGTCCTCGTCGAGGTCGCCCGACGCAAGTCGAGCTTCAACGTCCGCGTCAACCCGATGACCATGGAGGAGGCCGCATGAATGTCTTCGTCCCTGGAACCCCACTCAAGAGCCTCGGCTGGCAGCGCAACCTGGGCAAGGTACGCATCCGGTATCGCTCCCCCGAAGACACCGAAATCATCCGGGTCTTCCTGACCGAACTTATCGCCTGCGCCCAGCAGGAAATCGACCGGCTACCCTATACCGACGACGGCCAGCTTGAGCTTTGTCTCGATCTCTCCGTTAGCGGGGAAAAGCCGCCAACCGGGCAATAGGTGCCCATACTGCACATCATAAGCTCACGACCGAAAGAGGCACGATGAACGACGATCTCTACCTCGAAGAAATCCAGCTGGAGGAGGAGGCCCGAGGGCTTACCATCCAGAGGTTCCATAAGGATCACCTTAAGGGAACCTTAGAGGAAACCTTTAGTGAGACCTTTCTCGGTTCTCACATCATCAAGAACTATCTGATGCCCTTTACCCAGGGTATCCAGAGTTTCCTTGACGACGCCAACAGTGGCCGGGCGGGACCCAAGTCCATCGCCTCGAAGCTCCTGGCTGAGATCGACCCGGCGCTCTGCGCCTTCCTCGTCCTCAAGTCGGTCTTCAACAAGGTCTGCATCTACTTCGACAACAAGCCCTGCAGCCTGACCAGCCTCGCTATCTATGCCGGTGGTCTGATCCACGATGAAATACGACTGCGCGAGTTCGACGCTGAACACCACAAGTGGTCCCAGCGCATCCATGCCGACTTCGACAAGCGTGAACTGCCCCGCTACAAGCGCGAGGAGTACATGCAGAAGGTCTTCGCCAAGGCGAACCTGGAGTGGTCGGTCTGGTCCAAATCGGACATGCTGCACGTCGGTATCGCCCTCCTGAACGTCTTCCGCGACGTGACCGGCGACATCGAGATACAGACCACCGGCTCAGGCAAGGCCAAGCGTGACGTGGTCCTCCCGTCTGCCGGGCTGACCGACGCGGTCTCTAAGAACGCCGCTCACTGCGAGGCGCTGTTCACCACCTACCTGCCGACCGTGATCCCCCCGAGGGACTGGACGGTCGAGACGCTGAACGTTGGCGGCTACCACAGCCACCACGTCTCGCCGTATCCGCTGGTGAAGGGCTCGAAGAAAGAGTACCGCGAACTCCTCAAGGAACTCGTGGAAGCTGGCGAACTCGACAGGGTTCTCAAGGCGGTCAACGCCCTGCAACTCTCCCGCTGGCAGGTGAACACCCGCGTCCTCGACGCCATCGAGTACGTCTACGACAAGAACATCCCCTGCGGGAAACTGCCCCGCGCCAACAACCGCAAGCCCGACCCGGCCCCCAGGGCACTCGAAGGGCTCGAGCCGGATCACCCCGCCGTGAAGGAGTACCGCGCGTACTGCTTCATGATCCACGAACACAACCGCCGCGTGGTGGGCAAGCGCGTCATGGCCGCTCGGTCATTCGCCATCGCTCGCAAGATGTCCAAGTACGAGGCCATCTACTTCCCGCACGACCTCGATAGCCGGGGCCGGGCGTATGCGAAGCCATCCGGCCTGAACCCACAAGGACCCGACTATGTCAAAGGGCTGCTTCAATTTGCGACCCGGAAGCCTCTCACCCGAACAGGCGTCAAATGGCTGGCAATCCACGGTGCTAACTGTTGGGGGGCTGACAAGCTACCTCTACACGAACGAGCTAACTGGGGACGCGATCATCTTGACCTCGCCCGACGTGTGGCCAGTGACCCCCGACACAACCTGGAATGGACTAAGGCAGATAACCCTTGCCAGTTTCTAGCGTGGTGCTTCGAGTGGGCTGACGCTCACGAGGGGAACCCCGAGGAATACCCAAGCGCCATCCATCCCGATCTGGACGCAACCTGCTCTGGTCTCCAGCACTTCTCCGCGATGCTTCGCGACGAGGTCGGAGGCTTCCACGTCAACATGGTCCCATGCGACACCCGCCAGGATGTCTATGGGGCGGTCGCCAAGGTGGCCGTGACGCTAATGGAGGAAGACCTTAACGGAACGGACCTCGCCGGGCTCGCCCAGGCTTGGATCGACTTCGGGGTCGACCGCAGCATCACCAAGCGTCCTGTCATGGTGAAGCCATACTCTGGAACTCGAAGCTCCTGCGGCCAGTACGTGGTCGAGGCGGTCGACGAGAAGCTCAGCGACGGCGTTGCCATGCCCTGGGCGAAGGACGAAATGTGGACCTTCAAGATGTACGGGGCCGACAAGGTCTGGAAGGCAATCCCTCACGTAGTCATCGCTGCGGACGGGGCCATGAAGTGGCTCATGTCCATGTCGAGGCTCGTCGGGAAGTCCCAGCCAGCCCAACGGCGTATTGAATGGAAGACCCCGCTCGGGTTTCCCGTCCACCAGTACAAGTTCGACACCGCCAGCCGCCGCGTGAAGACGTTCTTCGATGGCAAAATCCTGAAACCCAGGATCACCGAAGACCTCGACACCCTCGACCCACGGCAGATGGCATCGAGCGTCCCACCATCGTTCGTTCACTCCCTGGATGGCTGTCACCTCCAGGCAACCGTCAGCAAGGCTGTCGACCTCGGCATGACCGACTTCGCTGCTGTCCATGACAGCTTCGGGGTTCACGCATGTGACGTCGAGCAATTCAGCCAAGTGATACGAGAGGCCTTCGTGGAAATGTACGAGACCCACGACGTTCTCTCGGAGTTCTACGAGACAGCCGAACCGCTGATCTCCGACGACCTCAAGGAGGAAATCCCTCCTATACCGCCGATGGGCAACCTTGATCTCAAGGGCATCCTGTCAAACCAGTTCTTTTTCTCTTAATCTCTCGGATAACGGAAAGGCTTCGATAATGAAGATCACCCCACGCATGGAAACCATCCGCGCCAACTCGAACTACATCACGGGCTCGGTCCACTACAACCGCCGCGCCTTCGACAAGAACTTCGAGGTGGTCGCCCGGTTGACCGACCGGACCATGGATGAACTCGGCGTCAACATCGGCGGCGAGGTTGTCCTCGACGTCCAGAACAACCGCCAGGATGCGCTCGCTGCCGTCCGCTTCTTCCGCCACCAGCAGGAGGCATAATGAACCGCGCTATCCGCTGCCGCGCCTGCGGCGAACGCTTCTACGTCTCGGTCGGTGAAGAAACCGACGCCTGCCAGAACTGCGCAGGAACGCACGACCCGACAGCCCAGCTGATCGAAGATGCCAAGGGCATCGAGAAGGCGACCGCGCGCCCCAAGGGCAAACCGCAGTCGATTAACCCCCGCAACACCGCTCCCGCAAAGGACGCCGAATAATGTTGAACGCCTCCAACTTTTCTCGCAATCTCTCCGTTAACCGGGCTGTCTCGACAGCGGTGAGACCGACTGTGGGAACCCGCAAAGCTCGTCGCATGGCCTTCGCCGTGCTTCGGCAGACGCGGACCAGCGGACCCCTCGACGCCTTCAATGAGCGCCAGGGCGACCGGACGCTCCACCCGACGAAGGGCTGGAGGAAGATCAACCCCAAACGAACCGTCGCCAGCACCATCGTCTCGATGGCCGCTCAGGGCTTCCTCGGTTCCAACCTCGACATGAAGGAGGCCTTTGCCAATGCCTAAGCTGATCAACGACGACGTCTGGTTCCACAACATGGAGGTCGACAACTACCTCCGTGATCCCCGCAACGCCATCGCGCACCTTTCGATGGCTGATCAAGCCGATCTGCTGGCCGACATCGGTGAGCAGCTTCGCACCGACGAGGAGGTCGAGGACGACTTCTTCGACGCCCTCCTGTTCGACCACTTCAACGGGGAGCCCGAGGCTCTCTCGTATGAAGACCTCTCAGAAACCGCCGACCTCTGCGCTCTCGTCGAGGCGGTGGAAAAAGGACACATCATCTATGGCTGATGCCAAGAAAATCACCTTCCCGAAGGCTCCTCTCGTTTACCCGGCGCTGCAGCGTCCCGACACCAAGTTCGACGCCCTCGGCGCGTACAAGGCGGACATCAAGCTCTCCCTGGAGGAGGCCAAGCCCTTCATCGACCGTATCCAGGCGGAAGCGAAGGCATGGACAGGTAAGCCTGCGAAGCCCGGCACGAAGAACGCCTTCTACAAGAAGGAAACCGACGACGAGGGTAACGAGACCGGCTTCGTCATCTTCTCGATCCGCGTGAAGAACCGCGTGGGCAAGAAGGATGGCAAGACCTGGGACCGCCGCCCGATGCTGATCGACGCCAAGAAGACCCCGGTCGACGTCAACCCCTGGGGTGGCTCCATCGCCCGTGTCCAGGCCGAGATGTACTGCTGGGAGTTCGGCGGCACCAAGGCTCTCTCGCTGCAGCCGGTGGTCGTCCAGATCATCGAGTTGAAGACCGGCCAGGGCCAGGAGCCTCAGCTGGACGACTTCGACGAGGAAGACGGCTTCGCAAGCCACAACACCGACACCTCGGACTTCAACGACGAGACTGACGGTTCGGCATCCGGTTCCTCCGACGACGAGGCCGGTGACTACTGATCTCAATCGGTACCGTTCCGGTTTAGAACGAGAAGTGGCCCGTCAGTTGAAGCTGGCGGGTCGCTCTTTCGAGTTTGAGACGGTCAAGATCGACTACCTCAAACCCGCGAAAAAGGCGAAGTACAATCCCGACTTCGTCATTAGGAAACGCGACGGCTCACCGATGTACATCGAGAGCAAGGGTCGGTTCCTCACCGCAGATCGACAGAAACATCTCCTGATCCGCGCCCAGTATCCCGACATCGACATTCGGTTCGTCTTTCAGAGAGCGTCTGAAAAGATCGGGAAGGGCTCTGCCACGACCTACGCCAAGTGGGCCGAGGACAAGGGCTACAAGTGGGCCGACAAGGGGAAAATCCCAAAGGAATGGCTCGAAGAATGATCCCCGCGATGATCCTCAAGGAGGCCTGGGAAGAAATCGAGCAGGAGCAGCACCGCGAGGCCGTCGAGGCCGCAAAGGTTCGCCTCCGCAAACAGATGGCAATGCCGTGGTGGCAGCGCCTGATCCCCTTCAAAATCACCATCCAACGGAGAACTGACAATGTTTGACATCAAGAAAGTTGAAGCAGAAGCCAAGGCCGAGATCGCTGAGGAAAAGGGCAAGGTCGCCAAGACCAAGATCAAGGCAGCGCTCAAGCGCATTGAAGACGCCAGGGCCATCCTTCGGAACGCCGAAGACGAATACGCCGTGGTCCTGCGCGACATCGCGTAATGGGTTACCACGTCGACCCGATGCTGTCCCGTCCGGTGGAACTCCACTGGGCGGGGTGGCGCTCCGACACACTGACCCTCCAGCAGCACGGCTGGCAACTCAGCGCCGAGCAGGACGTCATGCGCCAGCAGATGTCCATCGCTATGCGTAACGAGCGCGCCGGTATGTCAGGCATCACCGCCCCGATGACCTTCGAGTACCAGCGGTACGCCCATAATCACTACGATGTGCGTCCGACCCTTCCGGTCCACCTCATGGGCCGCAAGATCGAGATCATGCACACCATGGGCAACCACTGGGACAACTTCCGCCCCATCGACGCCCTGCCGCAGTTCGTTCCGAACCGTGAGATCAGGGCACTTGAGGACTTCGTACACTTCGCCCCGGCCTTGGCCAGGACGCAGCAGCTGATCGTCCCCGAGGACAGCGTCGAGGAACTCATGGCCCGCATCCTCAAGATGCAGCAGGGGCCGCGCATCGAGCGCATCCGCGAGGAAATCCGAGAGGGTGACCGCATCAACTTCCAGGCTCCACGCCAGAAGTTCCACGCGCAGATCATCAGCCTCGCATCCTAAAAACTCAACCAAATCACACGGTTAACGGAGAGACCTAATGTTTTTCAATTCAGTCACACGCATCACCAAAGCCCTCGACAAGATGATCGACCGGCTCCACGCCCACGCCATCAAGATGGAAGCCAAGGGCGAACGCCTGCTCGTCGACATCGAACTGCGCACCGCAGCCCATGAGCGCAAGCTGGCCGCAGCCATCCTGGCCCACGAGGACCACCTGACCAAGCTGGCGACCAAGCGCCTGGACAGCTTCGTCGAGCGCGACAAGGCGCTGGCCGTGGCCGAGAAGGTCTCCGCCCTGGTTCGGTAATGGCGTTCAACGAGTTCACGAACGACAGCCTCCCCTCCGACCTCAAGGTCACCGCGAGGGGAGGCGAGATCACCCTCCACCTTCGCACCGCGACTGTCGTCCTGACCCCTGACGGGGCTCGGGCGATGGCTGACGCAATCAATGAGGTCACCGATGCTTGTTTCCCGCGAACGCTGGCTCGCCCAGCTACAGCAATTCCAGAACGTCCCGCCGAATGAGTGAGGCACTGCAGACACGACAGCCGTGCGACGACTGCGGCTCTAGCGATGCACTCGCCATCTACCACGACCACACCTACTGCTTCTCCTGCCAGAAGACGACCAAGACGGACGGCATCGACGACGAGCGCCCTGTCCAGTCCAAGGCATCCCCCGACCTCCTGAGGGGCTCCTATACCGGCCTCGGCAAACGCCAACTCACCGAAGAAACCTGCCGGTTCTGGTCCTACATCATGGCCGACAAGAACGGCGTGAAGGTCCAGGCCGCTCAGTACCTCCTCGACGACCGTCAGGTGGTCGCGCAGAAGCTCCGCTTCCCCGACAAGAGTTTCCCATGGGTCGGCAACCGCAAGGCCTTCAAGGGGCTCTACGGCCAATGGCTGTGGCGCAACGGCGGTAAGCAGATCGTGATCACCGAGGGTGAACTCGACGCGCTGTCCGTCTCCCAGGCTCAGAACAACAAGTGGCCGGTGGTCTCACTGGTCGACGGTTCGGGCAGCGCCGAGAAGGGCATCAAGGAAGCACTCGACTGGCTCAGCACGTTCGACAAGATCATCCTGTTCTTCGACAACGACGAGCAAGGCCGCGAGGCTGTCAACGCCGCCAAGGTCCTGCTGCCACCCGGCAAGTGCTGGATCACCTGGGCACCCGAGGGCTTCAAGGACGCATCCGACCTTCTCCAGGCCGGGAAGTCCGCGAAGATCATCGACTGCATCTGGGGTGCCAAGCAATACCGCCCCGAGGGCATCGTCAGTGGCCAGTCGGTCATCGACCGCCTCAAGGCCCGTCCCCAGGTCACCGCGTTCGCCTATCCCGCCGAGTGGGAGAAGATGAACTGGCGCACTGGTGGTGGCATCCGCCTGGGTGAACTCGACACATGGACGTCGGGCACCGGCATGGGCAAGACGACGATCATCAAGGCCCTGCAGCACCACTTCCTGCACACGACGGACTTTAACCAAGCCCTGATCCACCTTGAGGAACCCCTTGAGGACACTGGTGACGACCTGATCGCCTACCACGTTGGCAAGCGGTTCCAGATCGACGACCCAGGCTTCAAGAACACCCCGGAGTACGCGGCGGCTGCGGAACACCTGTTCCTCGCCACGGACATCAACGGCAACGCACGGCTCCAGCTGTACGACGCCTTCGGTGCCCTGGAAGACGGGAGCCTCTACTCGGTCATCCGCTATCAGGCCATCGCATGTGGCGTGAAGATTTTCTGGCTCGATCACCTGTCCATCCTCGTGTCCGACATGGACCAGGACGGCGACGAGCGGAAGAAGATCGACAGCATCATGCACAACCTCAAGTCCCTGACCATCGAGTTGGACATCTACATCGGTCTGATCTCGCACCTCAGGAAACCCCCAGGGCAGGGCAAGTCGTTCGAGCAGGGCGCTGTGCCAAGCCTGGACGACCTACGCGGCTCGGGCGGCATCAAGCAGCTGTCCAACGGCGTGTTCGCCATCTCCCGAAACCAGCAGGACGAGAACCCCGTCGCTGCCAACACCTCGACCGTCACGGTGCTTAAGTGCCGCAAGACTGGCCGAACAGGCACCGCAGATTTCTTGCGGTTCGAGGATGACACCGGACGCGTCGTGATTGGCGTCGATCCGGCCACACTCGAACTCAACGACTTCGAGGACGAAACCCCGAAAGACTACTGATGGACCCCTTTGAGCAGGCCGAGAGGCTCGCTCTGGAAGCCACCGAAAACCCCGCACTGATCCCCCAATACATCGAAGCAACGAAACACGCCCAGGCGCTCGAAGGAGCCCCTGGCTGGAAAGGACGTACCCGCATGACACAGGCAGAGAAAATCCTCAACCACATCAAGACCAACGGCTCGATCACCCAGCGCGAGGCTTACCTCGACCACAGCATCCAGAGCTTCCACCGCCGCCTGACCGATCTCAAGGACGCAGGCTACCGCCTCCGTGGTGAGGTCAGGACCAACAAGGTCACCGGCCAGGAATACACCCGCTATTTTCTGGTGGGCGCATGAGCCCCGTCGCGAAGGCACTCTTGAGCGTCTTCGACGAGGCGCACGAGAAAAAGGCAGTTCGCAGCCTGATCCGCGACTTCGAGAAGCAGGTGGCCGAAATGGCCATCTCGCAGATGGAGGAGCGTGACAGCTACCGGAAGATGATCGCCAAGCACGAGGTGGAAACTTCGTTCTGGCGGTCGCAGTTCGAGCAGGTTCAGGCCCGCCTCGAAAAACTGCAGGGCCGCGTATGAGGCGGCTCGACCACACCATGGCGATGATCGCGGCGTTTGCCGTGGTCATCCTCACGCTCCTCTGGACCACCCACGCGCGGTCGGAGAGCAATGCCCCCGAGATCATCTACACCAAGAACCACACGGTCGGGTACATCATCAACAGCCCAGGCGGCTACGTTGAGGACTTCCTGGCGGTTCGCGAGATACTCCGCAAGCAGAACCTGACCCTCAAGATCGTGGGAGAGTGCGACTCCGCTTGCACCCTGTTCACTGATCTGCCGAAGGCCTGCGTCTACCCGACGACCAAGCTGGGCTTCCACAAGCCCTTCTACATCGAGGACGGGAAGAAGGTGTTCAACGACGCCTACAACGCTGAGTTCTTCAAGAAGTACCCCAAGAAAATCCGACGCTGGCTCACCGCTCACGGTGGTCTGCAGGCTGACCTCGTCTACCTCGAAGGCAAGCAGCTGCTCGACTTGATGCCCCTGTGCAAGGGGGTCCGTACCCCCAACTAACAGGATCAATTTTGGCGATTTACACCTTCGACATTGAAGGTGATGGCCTACTAGACACCATCACCAAGCTCCACTGCATCTGGCTCAAAGACTTCAATACCGGCGAGCGTCTCCACTTCGCTGATCAACCGGGGCACCGCCCCATAGCTGACGGCCTCCGCATTCTGATGGAGGCAGACTTTATAGTCGGTCACAACATCATCAAGTTCGACATCCCGGCAATCCAGAAGCTCTACCCATGGTTCGTCGTTGACGAGACCAAGGTCTTCGACACGGTCGTTGCCTCCCGCATGATCTGGACGAACCTCGTGGACGCCGACATGGCGAACATCAGGGCCAACCGGACAACCCTCCTACCGAACCTCGTCGGCTGGCACTCGCTCGAAGCGTGGGGCCACCGGCTGGGTCTCTGGAAGGGCGACTACTCGAAGAACAAGGCGGCAGAGATCGCTGAGGAGAGGGGGCTCGACCTCAAGAAGGACGAGAAGGAAATCATGCGTCTCGTGTGGGCCGAGTGGTCCCCTGAGATGCATGAGTATTGCGGCCAGGACGTCGAGGTCACCGAGGCCTTCTACCGCAAAATCCTCTCGAAGAACCCGAGCCAGCAGGCCATCGAGATCGAGATGGGCGTCTGCTTCATCATCGCTCAGATGGAACGCAACGGCTTCGGCTTCAACGTCGAGAAGGCCGAGAAGCTCCTCCACCAGCTGCAGGTCCTCCGCGCCGAACTGGCCGAGAGCCTGAGGTCGATCTTCAAGCCCTGGTATGTCCGCGACGGCAAGCCGTGGACCCCCAAGAAGGACAACGCGAAGTTCGGCTACATGGCGGGATGCTCGATCCAGAAGATCAAGCTGAACGTCTTCAACCCGAACAGCAACGACCAGATCGCTGACCGGTTCATCAAGCTCTACGGGTGGAAGCCCATCGAGCTTACGCCGTCAGGGAAACCCAAGCTCGACGAAACGGTTCTGGAAGACCTCCCGTACCCGGAGGCCAAGGAACTCTACCGCTACAAGATGATCCAGAAACGGATCGGGCAGATAGCGGAGGGCGATCAGGCCTGGCTGTCGGCTGTCAAGCCTGACGGCAACGTCTACACCTCGACGAACACGGGCGGCACGGTCTCTGGCCGCGCCTCGCACTCGAACTTCAACGTCGGTCAGGTTCCCTCCTGCGACAAGGAGTTCGGACCTGAGTGCCGCGAGTGCTTCGAGCCGACCACGGCAAAGCGCAGGTTGGGCTGGAAACAGCTTGGCTGCGACGTGTCCGGTCTGGAACTGCGGATGCTCGGCCACTTCATGTACCGCCACGACGACGGCGAGTACGCGAACGAAGTGGTCAACGGCGACGTCCACACCAAGAACCAGAAGGCCGCTGGGCTCTCGTCACGTTCCATCGCGAAGCGGTGGTTCTACGCGTTCCTATACGGCTCCGGTCTGGCTCTCCTCGGCCTCATCGCTGGTGGTGACGACAAGCTCGGGCGCAAGCTCAAGCGCAACGTCATGAAGGGCCTCCCGGCTCTCAAGGCGCTGATCGACGGCATCAAGAAAAAGGTCGAGCAGACCAAGTCCCTCAGGGGCCTTGACGGTCGCATCCTGTTCTCCCGCTCCCCGCACTCGGCGCTCAACCTGCTGCTCCAATCAGCCGGTGCCGTCATGTGCAAGCTCTGGATCATCGAGTTCGTGAAGCTCCTCAAAGAACACAACCTCTACCAGACGAAGGTCCGCATCATGGCATGGGTCCACGACGAACTGCAGATGGAGATCGACCCCTCGCTCGACGAGAGCTTCGACACCGTCAACGACAAGGGCGAGACCGTCCGCGTCCACAAGTCAATCGTGGGCGACCTCTGCGTCCAGGCCATCGAGAGGGCAGGGCAGATGCTCAACCTCCGGGTGCCCCTGACGGGCGAATACAAGATCGGCAACAACTGGAAGGACTGCCACTGATGTCTGAGTTCTACGCCTACGACAAGTTCAACCGCCGACAGCTTCTGACGGCACCGACCGCCGCCAAGGCGATCACCGAGGTTGAAGAAAACTATTACCTGCGTCGGACCACGGTCTGCATCAAGCGGGTCTCTATCAAAACCATCTGGAGTGCTGATGAAGCTGCTGATTGACGGGGACATGATCGTCCACCGGTCGACCGTGGCCGTCGAGAAGGACACGCGCTTTCTCGACCGCTACCACATCTTGTTTTCCGACTTCAACGACGCCTGGGGCGTCCTGCAGGGAACCCTTGAGGACCTGACGGACATCGCAGGCACCGACGACATCGAGTTCCACTTCTCGGACCCCGAGGTGAACTGGCGCAAGGAACTCGTCGAGCCAGACTACAAGTCGAACCGTAAGTCCTCCCGCAAGCCACTGGCCTATTGGGCGGTGGTCGAGGAGATCGAGCGGCTCTACCCGTTTGTCCGCATCCCCACGCTGGAGGCCGACGACACGCTCGGCATCACGCAGACCAGCGCTGAGCCCGGCACGACTTGCATCTGGTCCCTCGACAAGGACCTCAAGCAGGTTCCTGGGTTCCACCTCCGCGACGACGAGATCATCACGATCTCCCTGGAGGAGGCTGACGCCTTCCACATGTACCAGACGTTGGCCGGTGATCCGGTCGACGGCTACTCGGGTTGCCCTGGCGTCGGCAAGGAGAGCGCCCTCAAGGCACTCCAGGGCGGCACCAAACTCTGGCCCGAGGAACACACCCTCAAACGCGGCCCCCGCAAGGGAGAGGTCGAGACCCGGTGGGTCGAGGTCCCCGCTGAGACCCCATGGAAGACCGTGCTGTCCTACTACCGGAGAGCCGGGCTCAAGCCTGCCGAGGCGCTGCGCCAAGCACGTCTCGCCAAAATCCTCCGCGCCGAGGATTACGAAAACGGAGTGATCAAACTTTGGGTACCCCATTCCCAGAAGTGACCTGCCCGGTCTGCAACGAAACCACCCAACATCCCTGTGACCGCGTGTCCGTAGCCGATCTCCTCCAGTGCAAACACTGGCGGGTCGAGAAGGACCGCATCCGTGACGAAGGCCCTGGGCCGATCATCCCGCAGCGCCAGCCGTTCAACGAGGCTCCGAAGGCTCCCGCCTTGGACACCCAAATCGGCGGAAGTCACTACAAGGACATGCCGATCCAGCCAATGACCTACTCGATGGTCAATGGTCTCGACGCCTGTCAGCACACGATCATCAAGTATGTCTCGCGGTTCCGTGAGAAGGGCGGCATTGAAGACCTGGAAAAGGCCATTCACTGCACAGAACTTCTGATCGAGTTCGAGCGGGAAAAGCTGCAGAAATAACTAAGGGGGCCTTCGGGTCCCCTTTTTCAATTAGGTGCCCATACTGAGATACGAAAGAAGAATTTCGGATGAACCAAATCTTCCAGAACGATCAAGACCCTCAAGTTTCCGAGGAACTCCTAAGATTCCTCCAGACCAAGTTCCCGCTCGCGGGCTTCAAGAACGTCAAAGGGATCGAACAACTCTATCGGTACCAGGGAGCGCAAGACGTCATCGACGTCCTCACTGCTGCCGCTCTACGACAATCCCAAGGATAGCCCATGTGCTTCGCTGACACGCCCGAGGTAGCCCCTCCGGCTGCGCCCCCGGAGATGCTGACCCAGTCGGCTCCCGACAAGAAGACGGCTGCAGAGCCCACCAAATCGAACACCCTGGCCATTGGCACCAAGAAGTACCGCAACGAGACCAACATTGGCACGGCGGGACTTGGCACCAAGAAGGCCCCTAGCGGCATCGCCGTCTAACCCCGAGTTTCACATTGTCCAACATTGACCCCACCAACAACGGTGTGGTCGCGGATGAAGACAGCATTGCCTCGATGTACTCCCGTTTGGAGAGCGAAAGGCAGAACTTCCTCGACCGAGCCAGAGAGAACGCGAAGCTCACCATCCCGTCTCTCATGCCGCCCGAAGGCTATGCCCCAGGTCAGCGGCTCTCGACCCCATTCCAGTCCATCGGTTCCCACGGCGTCAACACGCTGACGGCGAAGCTGGTGATGACCATCCTTCCTGCGAACTCCCCGATGTTTCGGGTGTCCGTCACGGATCAGGTGGTCGAGGAACTGTCCGCTTCAACCATGTTGAGGTCGGGCGTCGAGAAGAAGCTCAATGAGATCGAGCGATCCGTCATGGACGAGATCGAGGGTCTCGGCATCCGCGCCGCACTGGTCGAAGCCATCAAGCAGCTAATCGTTGCTGGCAACGTCCTCCTATACCTGCCTCCCAAGGGCAACCTGCGTGTCTACAAGCTCGACCGCTACGTGGTCCAGCGAGACTATGAGGGCAACGTCCTCCGCGTCATCATCAAGGAAACGGTCGCCAAAGAGGTCCTCCCCGAGGACGTCAGGGCACTCGTGTTCAAGCCAAGCGACAACCTCCCATCTGACGCCGCCAAGGTCGAGGAGAAAGAGGTCGACATCTACACGGTGTTCGAGCGCGAAGGCGAACGTATGCACACGTTCCAGACGATCAAGGGCGTCAAGCTCCCCAAGTCGCGTGGTTCGTGGAAGGCCGACAAGACGCCGATCATGCCGCTCCGCTGGAGCTACCTGCATGACGAGCCCTATGGCCGCGCCTACATCGACGAGTACATCGGTGATCTGACCGGCGTCGAGAGCCTGTCACGCTCCATCCGCGAGGGTGCAGCAGCTGCGGCGAAGATGAACCCCATGGTCAATCCTGTGGGCCTCACTCGCGCCCAGGACATCGCCAACGCCGAGAACCTTGAGGTTATCTCGGGTCGCGCCGACGACGTCTCGATGCTCCAGTTCGACAAGCAGGCCGACTTCCAAGTCGCGCAGACTGTCCTGCAGGACCTGATCAGCCGTCTCACCCACGCCTTCATGATGAACTCGTCTGTCCAACGACAGGCCGAGCGTGTCACCGCCGAAGAAATTCGGGCCATGGTGTCCGACATCGACACGGTGCTGGGTGGTGTCTACTCGCTGCTCGCCCAGGAACTCCAGCTGCCGCTGGTCATCCGCATCATGGACCGCATGGTCCGCGAGAAGAAGATACCGAACCTTGAGACCATCAAGGGCGCTGACGGCAAGCCCGTCGCCAAGCCCAAGATCGTCACCGGCATCGAAGCTCTCGGTCGCGGCCAGGACTTCAACAAGTACATGACGGCCATGACGCAAATCATCGTGCCGCTCAAGAACGAGTTGGGTCCCGAGATGAACCTGAGGGACTTCGCAGAACGCGCATTCGTCTCCCTGTCAATCGACATCGACGGCCTGTTCAAGACCCCCGAGCAGAAGGCTCAGCAGGCTCAGCAGATGCAAGGCGCTCAGCAAGGCCAGATGGTCTCGCAGATGGCCATGGACGCAGTCAAGGGTGCAACCCCGCACCTCGCTAAGGCTGCTGTCGAAGGCATGGCGAACCAATCACAAGACCAAGGACCCCAATAATGTCCACATTCGGTAAAGCGTTCAACGCCGCGAGGAAGTCTGGCAAAAAGACCTTCTCGTTCGGCGGCAAGAGCTACACGACCAAGATGGCTGCGGCGACCCCCAAGAAGGGTCCCGTGCCTGGGCCTCGTCCCGACAACAAGACCAAGACCGCATCCGTCGACACCCGCGCCGCTCAGGCCGGGAAGACCGTGGGTGCCCTGGTGAAGCCCAAGGCTGCTCCGAAGACGCCCAGCGTCAAGGACTACCCGGCGAACGCCAGTTCCCGCAAGTCGGTCAGCAACGACACCGCTCGGTACAACATGGCCAAGGCTGGCCCTCGGGATACCCCTGGGAAAGCCTTTGCTGGCGTCAAGCCGCTGAGCATTGGCGACCGCCTCAAGAGCAGCATCCGCATTGGCCAGAAGGCCGTCGACAGTGGTGCCCGTAGGGACGCCGCAGGTGCCGCCAACAAGGACGCCAAGTCCGCTGTTCAGTCCATGCTCAACGGCATGGGCAAGAAGACCAAACGCAAGTAAACCCCAAACCCCCTGAGGATAAATGACCCAACAGACTGTCACGCTCAACACCGGCGACGAGGGCAACAAAGGCCCCTCCATTGAAGACCAGTACAAGGCCCTCGTTGAGGAAGGCGTAATAGCAGATGACGGGGATATCCCCGGCCAGGAAGCCAAGGCATCAACCGATAAGGATGCCCCGGCGAAGGACTCGAACGACGAACGTCCGTCCTGGCTCCCAGCGAAGTTCAAGACCGTCGAGGCGTTCCTCAAGTCCCACGAGGAACTCGAGAAGAAGCTCGGCTCGGGCAAGAAGCAGGAGGAGACCGCCGTTGAGAAAGCGCCGGAAGCCAACCAGCCGACTGCAGAGGAGCGCAAGGCCGCTGACGAAGCGACCAAAAAGGCAGGCCTCGATCTCAGCACCGTGTCCAAGGAATACCTGGACCAGGGTGGTCTGACCGAGGAGACCTATACCAAGCTCGACGCCGCTGGCTATCCGAAGGAGATGGTCGACATCTACATCGAAGGCCTGACCAACCGCCTCAACGCCACGTCCAACGCGGCCTACGAGGTCACTGGTGGCCAGGACGCCTACGGCGAGATGATCGACTGGGCCATTGCCAACCTCACTGAGGACGAGCAGGGCGCATTCGACGCTGCGGTCAACTCCAACAACAAGGCGACGGTCCTCATGGCCGTCAAGGGTCTCAAGGCCACCATGGACGCTGCGGTGAAAGCCAACGCTTCCGAGGAACCGGCTGAGCAGATCAGCAAGGGCGGTAAGACGCCGACGACCACGTATGAGTCCCTGGACGACTACATGGCTGACCTGAACGACCCTCGCTACGACACGAACGAGACCTTCCGCCGCAAGGTGATGGAGAAGCTCGACCGTTCCAGCATCATGTAAGGCTCACCAATGGCGAGAGACTACGCAAAAGAATACGCGGCCTCTCGCCGCCCTGATCGCCGCAAGGACAACATCGAGCGCAAGCGCGCCCGTAGGTTGATGATCAAGGAGAAGGGAGCCGCCGCCCTAAAGGGCAAAGAGGTGGATCACATCAAGATGCTCGCGACGGGTGGCTCAAACGCCCGAAGCAATCTGACGATCCTCTCACGGAAGGCTAACCGCTCCAAACAGCCAAAACGTAAGTGATCTCGGGGGGCGGCTATACGCAAATGTGGCGTCATGGCCCCCCGAACACACGGCAAGGTAGCTCAGTCGGTAGAGCGTCGGCCTCATAAGCCGAAGGTCGGTGGTTCAAGTCCACCCCGCGCCACCAATGGAGAGTAGCTCAGTGGCAGAGCAGCGCGCTGTTAACGCGTTGGTCGCAGGTTCGACCCCTGCCTCTCCAGCCAATATCCGCAAGTAGTCATAAGGCATGTCCCCGCTCCTCTTTAGGAGGGCGACCCCCCTTAGATTTCGGCATACGAACTTTGCAAAGTAGTTCCGGACCGCTTCGGCGATAATCCCAAATGAAATCCAGAGTTTCCAAGCGAAATCACCTGTCGAGCCTCGGCTCGCTTTTGACTTCTTACGGAAACATCACAAATGGCACAGACCACTTCCACGAACGCTGGCATCGTTGCTGGCCCGTCGCATAGCGACAACCTCTACCTCAAGGTATTCTCGGGCGAGACCATGAAGGTCTTCAACACCCGCACCGTCATGAAGGGCCGTCACCGCGAGCGCACGATCTCCAGCGGCAAGTCCGCTCAGTTCGCCGCCATCGGTCGCGCCGCTGCCGAGTACCACACGCCCGGCAACGTGATCCTGGGTCAGGACATCAACCATGGCGAAAAGGTCATCAGCATCGACGACATGCTGATCTCCTCGACGTTCGTCTCGAACTTTGAAGAGGCCATGAACCACTACGAGACCCGTTCGGAATACGCGTTCCAGATGGGTGAATCGCTGGCTCAGGCCTACGACCAGCACCTGTTCGCGATTGCCCTCAAGGCCGCGAAGGCTGGCACCGCTGGTGCAGTTGCCGAAATGGGCGTTGCGACCGAAGACAAGATTGGCGCGGCTCCGTCGCTGACCAACGTTGTCGACGCGATCTACGCGGCTGCGACCTACTTCGACGCCACCAACATCCCGGCCAACGAGCGCTCGGTCTTCGTGACCCCGTCGCTGTACTGGGACCTGATCCAGGACGGCTCGTTCATCAACCGCGACTTCGGTAACGGTGGTGCGAACCAGAACTCGGGTGGCCAGCTGAAGGTTGCGACCTTCGACGTGGTCCCGACGAACAACCTCGCGAAGAACTTCGGCGTGAACACGCTGGTGGGCAAGCGCGCTGGTGCGGACGTCACCGACTACACCGTCGATGGCACCAAGGCTCTGGCCCTGGTCATGCAGAAGCAGGCCCTCGGCACCGTGAAGCTGATGAACCTCTCGACCGAGAAGGAATATCAGACGAGCCGCCAGGGCACCCTGATGGTCTCGCGTATGGCAGTCGGCCACGGCGTTCTGCGCCCCGAGTGCCTGCGGCTGATCTCGGCACTCGCCTAAGCACTACCGACCCTCGGGTCATCAAGGGAGTCTCCTACGGGGGGCTCCCTTTTTTCGTTTCAAAGGATTTCCCACATGGTGGCCATCACCCCCAAGACAGAGCTTAGCGCTGTCAACCTCATTCTCCGCAATGCGGGTGAGACCCCAGTGAACTCGCTTTCAGGCGAGCTACCTCTGGAGGCTTCTCAGGCTCGCGAGACCCTGATTGAGGTATCCGAAGACGTCCAGTCCAAGGGCTGGTTCTTCAACACTGAGGTCTTTGCTCTTTCCCCCGACAACAACGGTAACATCCTGCTGCCGCCGAACGCCCTGAGCGTTAGGTCCACTGGCGCATCCCGTTCCATCCCGGTCACCACGCGTGGCCGCAAGCTCTACAACATGACGCCCCTGGGCTCCGGTGACACCTTCACTGGCGCTATGACCCTCTCCATCGTCTTCGGACTGGACTTCGAGGAACTACCGTCCGTCGCCCGTCGCTACATCGCCCTCAGGGCCGCTCGGGTCTTTCAGGTCCGTGAGACCGGTGACGAGATGAACGCCCAGGAAGACAACCAAGACGAACAAAGGGCCATGGCCGAACTCCACGCTGAGCAATTGGCAGCGGAGCCGGTGAGCCTGCGCCAGTCCTGGGCTGTCCAAGACGTCGTGTCTCGCATCCCAAGCGGCACGGTTCTCTAAATGTCATTCGTTTCCAGCGCGATCCCCAACCTGATTGGGGGCGTATCCCAACAGCCCCCGGAAATCCGGGCTCTCAACTGCTCGACCGCGCTGACCAACACATGGTCTGATGTGGTCACCGGCCTCTCGACGAGGCCCCCGGCGATGTACCTGGGCAACATTGGTGTGGCTCCCCTAACGGGCTCCACTGTGGCCACCCACGTCATCAACAAGCCGACCGGAGATTACCACGTCTCGGTCTATGACGGGTCCGTCAAGGTCGTAAAGACCACCGCCACGGGCACCACTGTGCAGACCGTCATCGTCGAGGGTGGGGCCAACGCCTACCTCGCAGGGGTCACCGACGCAGCCGCCAATTTCGGCTTCATCACCGTGGCCGACACGACCTTCATCTACAACCGCTCGAAGACCGTTACGCTGACTGCAGGGGCCGAGAGTGGCCTTTCGGGTCGCGTCGACAGTGGCACCGCCCGGCTGAACCCGAACCGCTACGGCACCGCCTGGGTGAAGCAGCGTGGCGCTGGCTGGAACAACTACTCGGTCTATTACAACGGGGTCCTCAAGGGGAACCACAAGACCAGTGACCAGACAGCCTCGGAGATCGCAGCAAACATCGCAGGTGACCTGACGCTCGCCAGTGTGACAAACACCGTCGTCGCGGACTCGATCATCTCGATCCAGCTTGCAGCCGAAGGGGACTTCATTACCACGAAGGACGACTACGGCGATCAGGCCATGCTCGGCTTCAACGACTACATTGAGGAGTTCACCGATCTCCCAAACATCGACCGTGAGGGCCGTCTGGTTCTCGTCAAGGGTGCGATGGACGACGAGGGGGACGACTACTGGGTCTGGTACCGCAAGGGTCGCTGGGAGGAAACCTACGGGTGGAACTCCTATGAGAAGCCTGACGACACGACCATGCCAGTGATCCTCAAGGACAACAAGAACGGCACGTTCACGCTCAAGTACAACACGTACCCTGGCCGTGAGGTCGGGGACGACGACAGCAACCCGACGCCGAGCTTCGTGGGCAGCACCATCCGCAGCATGTTCCTCTACAAGGGCCGCATGTGCGTCCTGTCCGACGAGAACTTCATCGCGTCACGCATCAGCAACTTCGAGAACTTCTACCGGCAGACCTGTACGCAGCTGCTCGACGAGGACCCGATTGACATCGCAGCGGCCAACAGCCGAGGCGCTTCCGCCAACTTCGCCAAGGAGTTTGCCGAGGGTCTGCTGATCTTCACCGCGTTCGACCAGTTCCGCATCGCGGCTGACAGTGAGGGGCTTCTGTCCCCGAACACCGTCACGATCAAGAAGGTCAACTCCTACAACAACTCGCCGGATGTCGAGCCAAACTTCATCGGCCCCAACGTCGCCTTCGTGGATGACTACGGGACCCAAGGGTTCGCTTCGATGCGCGAGTATCAGGTGGACAAGACCTTCGGCACCGAAGTGGCCCTCCCGATCACGGACGCCGTGCCTGAGTACATCCCCACCGGGGTCTACAAGGTCATTGGCTCGTCGACCTACAACAACCTGATGGTGGTCTCCAAGAGCGACCGGAGCAAGCTGTGGCTGTACAACTACTACTTCAACAGCGACGGCAAGGTGCAATCGAGTTGGCAGGACTGGTCCTATACCGGAGCGGTCCACAGCATCGATTACAGCCGAGACAAGCTGGTGGTTGCGGTGGCCTACAACGGCTACCTGAACCTCATGCAGCACATCTTCGACAGTGGCGCTGACACCAAGCTCGACAAGCGCAGCATCCTGCTCGACATGGGCTGCGAGGAGACCAAAGTGGCCACGGCGCTCGTCGCGGGCAACACCCAGGTGACCCTTCCGTTTACCCCGCTCGTCGGGGACGCCGGAAAGATCGTGCTGGTGGTCTCGCCGCAGAACACAGGCTCCGCAAGAAAGGCCCAGACCTACGTCCCGAACACGGTCGTGGGCTCGTCGCTGACCTTCAACGGAGTGGACCTGACGAACAGCCAGTTCGTGGTCGGCTACCGCTACGACTTCTCGTGGACGCTCAGCCCGATCTACCTGCGCGACAAGAACATGGTTGCCATTCAGGACGGCAGGCTGCAGCTGCGGCGCATCTCGTTCCTCTACAACTATTCCGGTCCCTTCACGACCAAGTTCACCCCCGCTGCCCGACAGACCTACACCTCGACCTTCTCAGGTTTCCGTGTGGGTGCCTCAGGCGACAACATGGGAGCCATCAGCCTCGACAGCGGTGAGTTCCGTGTGGCCGTCAACGGGGCAGGGGAGCTTCTGAACCTCGTGATCACCGGAACGACGCCGTGGCGTGTCCGCTTCTCCACCCTGGAGTGGGACGGCTCCTACCGCGCCAAGAAACGCAGGACGTAACCCCAAATGAACTATGAGATACGGGGGGTCCGAGAGGGTGACCTCCCGTACCTCGCTGAGAACCTGAGGGCCGCTGATGTCCGTGAGCTTATGGCCACGTATGGACACACGCGGTTCCTCTCCGGTCTGGAAAGATCGGTTCACTTGTCGGAGGAGGCCCTTGTCGGGGCTCCTTTCGGCTCCCGCCCTGCACTCCTGTGGGGCATCCGCCAGTTTACGCCACGCGCAGCCCTGATCTGGGCCTGTGGCACCCCTGAAATCCTCAAGCACAAGAGGGCCGTCGTCGAGAACAGCCGAAAGATCATCGCAAGGTGGTTTGTCGAGCGTCCTGGCGTCGACTTCTTCATGAATTTTTCCCACGCAAGCAACGCAGCGCACCACAGGTGGCTCGAATGGTGCGGAGCAGAGATGCTCCCAGCGCTTCCGATGGGTCCTTTGGGCGAACTTTTCATGCCCTTCACCATTCGGAGAACGAAATACAATGTGTGACCTCGGTCTCGTATTGGGCATCGGCGCAGGCGTAGCCAACGTCGCCGGTCAGGCCTCAGCTGCGGCCAAGAACCAAGCCATGGTGCAGCAGCAGACCCAGCTGGAGTACGCCCAGCAGGAACGCGAGTTCGTTGTGGAGAACAACGCGGCTCTCAAGGACGGCTATCAGGCCCAACTGGAGGGTGACCGCGCCAAGTCCACGGCAGTCGCCTCAGGCGCTGGCATGACAGGCAACACGGCAGGCCTCAGGCTGGCCGAACAGTCCCGTCAGCAGGCCCTATCCATCGCAAACGCTCGCGACCGCGCCGACGCCTCCAAGGCCAACTACGTCATGGCAGGCAAGTCCTCGCAGATCGCGGCGCAGAACAAGATCAACACCCAGGCCGTGAACCCGATGACCGCCTTCATGGACATCGCGACATCCGGCATGAGCAACTACGGAGCCTTCCAGTAATGCCAGCAACACAGCAGAGTGCCGTCCCGACCTACAAGGAGACGGCGAATATCCAGACCAAGCAGGTCGACTGGAACACTTTCGATGACCGGTCGACGCCCGGCGCGGCGCTCGCCAGATTGCTCAATGCGGTCCCCCAGGCCGCGCAGCAGCGGCAGAAGATTGTCGACAAGCCCCAGTCCCAGGACGAACAGGAACAGCTTGCTGCCCTGGCCTCCATGGGTGCCGAGAAGGACCGCCTGCGCCTCGCCAAGGGCGACAGCGTGTTCGGCCTCCTGACCGGTAAGGAAGGCTCGATGGACGCCTACGAATTGAACCGTGGCCGTCGTGACGCCGATCTGGCCGCAGGTGCCCTCAGGGACGCCTATGCTCAGTCAGGTCTGGCCGACAGTGACGACCCCAAGGCATTCGCCAAGTTCGTCGCGGACCAGCAGAAGGGCATCTTCGGGAAGCTCCAGGGCTCCGACCAGTCCTACTACCACGGCTACGTCACCCGCATCGGTGGCGTGTTCGAGGAGATGACGAAGTCCCACGCTGGGAACCTCGACAAGTTCATCACCAGCAAGAACAAGATGGCCCTTGAGAGCCGCATGGACAGCCGCGTGGCCGTCGAGATGGCGACCAACAAGGAGCGTGGCGCGTTCGGCGCGTTCATGGACAACATCTCAGGCGGCGAGGGTGCTGGCAACTACAACGCCTTCCACCGACACGCAGGAAACCAGAGCGTTCGCTTCACCGACATGACCGTTGGCGAGGTTCTCGACTGGCAGCGGCGTGGTGAGTGGAGGCACATGGGTGCCGGAAGCTCTGCCGTGGGTAAGTACCAGTTCATCGAGAGTACCCTGAGGGACACCGTAAGGGCCGCAGGCATTCCGCTGGACGCCAAGTTCACGCCAGCCATGCAGGATCAGCTGATCTTCCAGCGCCTCGTCCAGACGCGCGGCATGAAGGACTACCTCGAAGGGAAGATTTCCGCCGAGCAGTTCCTCGACAGTGGTCTCGCGAAGGAGTTTGCCTCCCTCAAGAAGACTGATGGTCGCGGCGAGTACGACGGCGACGGCCTCAACAAGGCTGGTGTCTCGTCCCGCAAGACCCTGGCGGCGCTCATCGAGTTCAAGCAGGCCTACCTGCAGGACCCGGCGAAGGTCATCAAGGACGATGGTAAGGGCGGCATCAGCCTCGGGACGATCAACGATGACGACGCGACCGACGATGGCGCAGATGCCGAGTTCGGCGTTCCGACCACGGAGGCCCGTTCTGCCCGTGCCAACAGCCTGATCCGCTACCTAGAGAGCAACCCCAAGGAAGCTGACCGGGAAGACCTCGAAGACATCATGGCCGCGAAGAAGCTCCCCCAGGCTGAGCGCGAGCGCGTCCTAGCGACCCGCGACAAGCTCCGTGCCGAGAGCCAGCAGAAGGCTGGTATGGAGGAGCAGCAGGCCACCCAGGAGATCGTTGATCTTGCTGACAAGGCCGTTCGTGGCCGCGACACCGAAGCCATGGCGACCCTGCGGACGAAGAACTACGACGTCTACCAGAAGCTCCTCGATCTCCAGACCAAGCCAGCCGACCCTGACGCCCTCGACAACGATGGGTTCCTCAAGACGGCGAACTACGGCAAGGCCACGTTCGGCCAGGACGCCCTCAAGGCTTACGCGAACGGCGAGATCGACCAAGAGACCTACGCCCAGGCCATGGATCAGTTCACGATCCAGAAGCAGGCCAAGCCCATCCTCTCAATGCCAGCGGTCAAGCCCTCCATCGACAAGATGAAGCTCATGATCCCCGGCGACGAGAACAAGACGATCTTCGACGCCCAGATGGCGGTCGCTATCGATGACCTGATGAAGGCCAACGACGGCAAGCGCCCCTCGCTCCAAGACATTCAAGCAGCCGCTCAGACGGTCCAGCAGCACATCCTCGCTCTCCACGCGCAGGAGGCGCAGGTGCGGACAACCCGTCCTGAGTACGCGAACATAGGAAATCAATAATGGATCAAACCTCCCCTTGGGTCCCTCAGGAAGATGGGACGCAACTCCCATCCGCCCAACTCGCCAAGGCCTACCGCGAGAACCCCGATCAGTTCCCCAACTTCATCGACGACGCAGTAGCTCTCAGCGGGAAGACCCGAGAGGAGGTGCAGGCCATTGTCGAAAACCCCTACGCCGCAGGCAACACATTCGGCGGTACGGTCCTCGGCCCCATCGCCAAGGTCGCCACGATGCCGGATATCCGCAAGGGTCTGGCAGAGGCCGGTGGCTTCGCAGCCTCCAAGCTCGGCTTCACTGACGCCGGGCAGGCAATGCAGGATTACGCGGACTCGGTGAACCCGGAGTTCGCTACCGAGAAGGAACTTGGCGAGGGCATCGCTGAGGTCGCTGGTCAGGCTGCTCCTGCAGCTGGTGGCGCTCTCGCTGCCGGTGGCGTGGTCCCTGCGGCCATCGTCGGCGCTGGCATCTCGACCCTGACGTTCTCTGACGAGGACAACCTCGCCAACCTCGCGAACGACTATGTCGACGGCGCGGTGCCTGACCTCCTCGTGGTCAACCCTGACGACAGCCAGGAGGCCAAGACCGCCAAGAGCTTCGCCACGAACCTGATCGTCGACCTCGCGACCGCTGGTCTGTCCCACGCCATCGGCGGGGTCTATCGGACGATCAAGGGTGTCCCTGACGGCTTCGTCGACATGAACTCGCTCAAGCAGATCGCAGACGCCAATGGTGTTCCCCTGAGGGACACTCCAGGCTCCGCAGGTACTGCCCAGGACATCCTGACCGACACGGCTCGCAAGGCCGCTGACGAGGTTCCGCCTCCGGTGGAGAGCGCAGCCATTCGCAAGAAGGTTGCCCAGGACGCGATCATCGCGGACATCACCGAGAAGGACTTCGGCAAGCCGATCATCAAGACCGAGGCCGAGGCCGCTCCTATACCCCAAGACGTCGCGCAGGACCTCCGTCAGAGGCTCCTGGGTCCCGTCAAGGCCCTGGAGGAGCGCGTGGCTTCCTACAACACCAAGACCGGTGTTCGGGAAGTGGTGGGCGAGGAGCGCGGCCTGAAATACTCGGCCCATGCGGAACAGGTGGCTTCGGCCATCCACCGCAAGGACACCGCGCAGATCGTCAAGCTCGTCAAGGAGATCGACAAGCTCCCCGAGGCGGCAACGACCGGCCACGAGTACAAGACCGCCGTCCTGCGCACCGCCCTGGAACACGTCGAAGACAACCTCGACGAGATCATCAGGCGCATCCGCGAGGACCCGTCCCTCAAGACCAAGGCAACCTGGAAGTCCCTGTCGGCTGACTACTACCAGTCGAAGGGTGTCCTGGCCGAGATGTACCGCGAGATCGGCACGTCATCGAGCTACGCCTTCCACCTCCGTCAGGGCCGCAGGTTCGACGACCGGACAC